GTTCTGTGTCAACGAACCAACCGTCCTCCCATTCAAGTTCCGGCCACGCCTCCCGCGGCACATCACGCACGATTTCGTATAGGTCAGTTGCCGTCATCGTTCACCGTCCTTTCAATCCCCACCACACCCGGTCACTTCCGCTTGCGGCTTGGCCGCTTCGCCTGGATTGCGTCGATGAGTTTTTCACACAGCAGATGCGGTGCAATCCGAATGGTTCGGTCGAGAAAGTACCGATCTCGCTCCGGCATGATGATCCCCACGCACCTCTCCCGCTCGGCCTTCACGGCTCGGCGGATGGCGGAACGGATGATCCGTGCTGACGCTGCCCTGTCGTGCAACGGCCTGCCGTCCCAATCGACCTGAAACATCTTGTCCGCAATCTTCGCTGCTGCTGCGTCTTTCATGGCTGCTCCTCAAACTTCGCCGGGTCGAGGGCGTTGGTGTCAACCGTCCGCACGATGCACGCATCCAGATGATTCTCGGCCTGCTGCTTGTCGCCAGACGATGCGGCATCATCGAAATACTTGTCGTCCCATGCGTGCCACGCTCGCACCTCCGCCTCCAGAACGTCCGCCCTGCTCATCGCCTTCGCAAGTTCAAGGTCGTTCTCGTTGAGTGCTTGGCGTGCCGCGTCACGCTCGCCCCGAAGCCGCTCAACGTCCGGGTTGTTGGCGAACCCACGCAGGAACTCGTTGTCCTTGCGTGCCGCGTCAAGTTGCTGCCGCAGGTCCGCCAGAGTCGCCGCTGTTTGAACGTCCATTAGGTTGATTCCTTCCTGATCGCATCCACCACGCGGTCGATGCTCGCCTCACTCAGCCGAGTTTTTCGGCACCCTTTCAGCCACCGCGTCAGCAGTGACCGATTGACATTTGGCAACTGGCTGTAGATTTGCACGGGCCGCTTGCCGCTTTCGCGGTAGATGCCCAGCACGTAGTTCTGTACCCATCTGGTCTTCATCCGCATGACGTTACGACCCCTCCGCACGGTAGTCAAGGCTCCCGTGTACAAATCCGACCAGCGTGTAGGTGTGAAGCCCCCGCCGCTTGGCTACTACCCGGATCGTCGCCCCCTCGCTGCGAACGTCACGGATGCGGGCGGATGCACTCGCTTGGGGGGCCTTCGCCTTGCGGGCGATTGCAGCCAGCGTTAGGGGACGATTGAAGTTCTCGAACAGCACAGCACGCACGCGGTCAAGCTGCGTCCTGAGCCTGGTACGGTCCTGACCACGTACGCTTCGGTTCAACATTGCGGACTCCTTTCAGTGATGTCATAACGGTTGAGTGATTCGTGCCAAACGCCGCCGCGATTTCCGGCAGCGAGTACCCGGCCCGCCGCAGGATCGCAAACACCTCGCGTCGTTTGGCTACCCGGTCGCCGCCACGCAGCAGCGTCCCGAGTGTCGATTTCGCGGTTACATGCTCGATGGTTGTTCCAGCCACGATGCATGCGTTATGCATGCTTACGGCCATGTGGTTGCCATCCCCGATGTAATGCTCACGGTCGGCCCGTGCCTGCATCTCGCGTGTCTGGAAGTACCGCACGGCGTAGATCAGTTCCGCCGCCCTCGCCATTGCGATGGTCTTGCGTGGATGCTCCATCCACCTCGGCAGGTCCGGACCCATCGGAAGCGGCGACGGTTTGACCGTGCATCCGTCCTCGGGTATCGGTGTTGTGTCGAGCAGGTTACGAGCCTTCATCGGCAGCACCTCCACACCTTCGGATGCGTGGGCGAACCCCACAGGCTTTCAATCGTCACGGCCTCGCCGGAGTCGATGGCCTCACGCAGACGCAGGTACGCTTCTGCACGCCACGCCGGCCCCATGCGATTCATCACGGCTTGCGGCGACTCGTCAAACTTCAGCCGGATTAGTTGGTGAAGCATGGTGGTTAGTTCTGGTTCGCTCATAGTCCAAACTCCTTTGCCATGTCCTCGGTCGTGTCGCCGTCCCGCCGTTCCTTGATCCACCCATGCTCCACAAACGTGAGGTTGTCACGCCGCAGGCTCATCGAGAGTTTGCGACCAGCGGCGACACCATCGCGGCACTTGCATACGTGCAGGATGCGGTCGGCCTCCACCGTTGCCCCGCCAAACAGAACGTGAGTCTCTGGCTTCTCTGGCCGCTCCAACCAGATGACGTTGTTGACGAATCGGCTGATAGCCGCCCCGCCTGCAATCACATCCATCGAGATTTCAAACTTCCGCCCCTTCTTCGGGTGCGTCACAATCCACACCGCCGCGTGGTACTTGTCCACAATCCGCCGTAGTTGGGTGATGGTGTGGTGATCGTCGATCCAAGGCTTCTGTGACGGCAGGAGTGCGGTGATTGGGTCGATGCCGATCAGTCTCGCACCTTCGGAGCATCGCTTCTCGGCCCACATCAGCAGCTCGTCGGCTGGTACGGCCCGGTCATTGGCACAGATCAACGATGCACCGATCTTGCTGATTTCATCCGTGTGCCTGTCGTAGATCAGCCCCACCCGTTCTGGGTTGGCCTGCACGTACGCCATGTCCGTTACGCGGGTTTCACCCGACACCATCGCCAACGCACGCGACAGGTGCCACCCCATCGTTTCTTCCAGTGCGTACAGCCATGCCGATTCCCCGATCCCCAGAACGTGCATGAACAGTTGGAGCGTCAGGAATGACTTTGCTGAACCGGGGTCGCCGCACAGCACGTTGATCGTCCCCGGCAGATTGAGCCGTACGTCAGCGTCGATCAGCGGCCACGGGGTAGGCAGTACCCGCATCCGTCCCGACATGATTGCGTCCAGCCGCTCGCGGAGGATCTGGGCTCCGCTCTTGGCTGGCTCCGCTGCCTTGTTCGCCTCGGCCACATAGTCCGTCATCCACGGGGCAATGTCCTCGCTCACGGTTCCACCTCGGTGTAGGAGTCCCACTGGACCAGACACTCTTTGCCTGGGTTGTATACCCACACGCCAGCGTTCGCCCGCTCCCACGCCGCAAAAGCCAGAACCTCCGCCGCCCGGCGAACTACCCGCCCGTCGGCACCCTCATCGAGCATCCGAACCGCCCACTTGAGAATGGGGATGCCCCAACGTGCAAAACTCAAGTGTGCCCCCCGTTGGAACGCCATCAACAATCCGTGGTTATCGGTCCAGCATGGAGCCGAGTAGTACAGCACCGCGTCTTCAAGGTTCCGCCACAGACCCGTTTGCTGGCACGTGAATGGCCGTTCCCGGCGTTCTTGCAGCATGGGGGCATCGAACGTACCACCCCCGACGATAACGTCGTATACGGCCTTGCAGTCGGCGTGGGTGAACGCTTGGCTAGTCACGCCCATAGCCAATGCCCACGCCCGTACGGTCGGGGAAAGCACCATCGCGGCGGTCATGGCTACTTCGTGGTCGGGCGGTTGGTTGAAGCTCATTCAAACTCCTTGATTGGGGCGGTCGGGGGATTCTCAAGATACATCCGGTTCATCAGCCAGCGGTACGGGTTGCACACAAACTGCCCGCCGTCCTTGTTCCATTGGTGGCAGTTCTTCCACCGGCGAAGTCCCTCTGTAACAACCTCCGACGCCTTCTCCCGGTCAAGGAAGTCGGCCTGCCACCGCTTCCAGCACTTCTGCTTGTCCTGACGGCGGACGGTTGGGTAGGCGTTCCAGAAGGCGAGGAACTGGGGGGAGAAGTCCGGGATCAGCTTGGGTGGTTTCTTATCGGCCTTACCCACAACCACACCCCCAGCAGCCGCAGGCTGCGGATTGCTTTGGATTTTCCCGACTTCGGTAGTGGTTTGGTTAGTGGTCTCGGTAGTGGTCTCGGAGGGACTGCTTTCCCCCGGATTATTTTGGATTCCCCCGGATTCACCCGGATTCCCTTGGATGCACCCGGATTCACCGGCACTGGTCTGGATTCCCCCGGATTCCTCTGGATGCATCGGGATACGCTGGATGCGGCGACCGTTCTTTCCGGCTGGCTGCTTGTCGATGAAACCGATGATGTGCAGGTACTCATCGCCGTCCACGCGGTACACGAACGCCAGCCGTGCGTTGACCAACTCAGCCGTCAGGCGTTGAGCGTCTGCAATCGAAACCTCGCGGATCGGGGATGCGTCCACCGCCAGCACACGCCACTTCAGCGAGAGGTTCCCGAAGTCATCGGCCAGAACCACCAGCCGCCAGAACCACGCTTCGGCCTGCCACGAAAGCCGGTTCACCTTCTTGTTCCCAAGGAAGCCGGAGTAGATACGGCGGTACACGCCGTCCGTCATGTCAAGGTTTGCCATCAGTGGCACTCCAAAACGCAACGTCCCCCAACCGTGACTAGTCCGGAGTGTCGCATGTCTGCGAGTCGGCACGGTGGGGGGACGATGGTTTTTGGGTGTGGTGCAACAGACATGGATAACTCCGACTAGTGCGGAACTATACGCAAGACCAAACGGCGTGTATCACGAATCCCTGAGGAAATGTCCGCTCAGGGTTCCTCAGGGTTTACCACCGGAACGCCGCCCCGCAATACCGGCACACCTTCGCTTCGGCCTTGACATGCTCGGCACACTGGCCGCAGACCTTCGTCGGTTCGGCGGCTGGTTTGCGTGTCACGCTAGACACCGCGTACAACAACAACGCCAATGGCCCGAGCATTGCACCTGCGACGAAACCGATAGCCGCGTTCCAACCGCGTGCCTTCGCCGCACAAAACCCAACGAATCCCCAAAGAACCAACCAAATGACAATTTCCATGATGCTCCTTACAGGCTATCCATCTTCGGGAACGTGCAGTCCATCGACCACATCAGGTTGCGTCCGCAGGCTTCGCGGGCGTGCTTCGCGTCACGCCAGCCCGCAGCCGCGTATCCGTTCAGCGGCTCTGGACGGCCACGCAGGTAGCCACGCCAACCCGCCGTGTACCACGATTCCCGCAGCATGGCAAGCCGCGCCGTTTCCAAGTCGGTAAGTTCGTCAATGTCGCTCATCGCTTTGCTCCTTAAACCATGCCCACGCACTTTCGCACGCGGGCAGGTCCACCGCACACAGAGATTCATCCGGCCAACGCCGCCGCCGCGGTCGCCGCCGTGTCTTCCTTCGTGCCGTCGTCGTATTCCTCAACCATGCCGATACCCATCAGAGCATCCGCAAACTGGTCACGCAACGCGAACGCACGGGCACGGTTCTGGAGCATCCGATCTGGGTACTTCGCCCACACATCGCCAGCCAGGCCAGCCCGCTTCGCATCGTCAGCACCGAACCGCTGCACCGCGTCCGGGCATCCCTTCCGGTGAACGGTCACGGTACAAGCACGCTCCATTCCGCTTCCGGTCCAGACGCACTCGATACCAGCCCAGTCCCGATGCCGCTGGCACAGTGCTACGGCCAGATCGCCCCAGATGCACAGACGGCCACGGATGTAGGCGATGTTTGAAAGCGACTCACGCGGGCCGATGCCGAGCGACTTGCCAGCCTCGATGATGCACAGCACGCGGGCCATGACCTTCTGGCTGTTCCCTTCGCAATCCTTGATCGACGGAGCAGGCACCGCCCCGCCTTCGATGTAGACCTTGGCGAGCCTGAAAGCACCTTCGAGCGTAGTGACCTCAAACCCACGTTCGCCCATTGTCACGGGCGGCAGTGCAACCCGCTTCGCCATGATTGCATCCATATCGCCGGATGCCTTCGGTGCAGGTGCGGCTTCGCTCAACGCCGCGTCGATGTCTTGTGCTGTCGGTAGTTGTCCCATTGCGTTTCTCCTCAGAACGGGTGTTCGGAATCGGTGCCGCTGTCCGCCCATTCAATCGGCAGCGATGATTGGAATGCCCACTCGGGCACGGTGATTTCCTGCGGTTCGGTTGCGTGGTGGTTCGCCGCTTGCGTCGATGCGGTACGCACCCAGTCGTAGTACGCCTTGACGGTGCGGTCATTCAGTTGGCGGGCCGCTTCGATCTGGTCCGCTGGCAACGTGTAGAGGCCGACACTGTACGGCGTGGATGATTCGACGGCAACGAACAGGAACGGCACACGCACGCCGTAGACCGCATGCACGATGTCGATGTACCACGCGGCCTGCTGTGCGTATCCGTACCGTGCGACCGACCGGGCAAACCCGGAAGGTGTCGCGTCCTGCGTGGTCTTCCAGTCGATGATAATGGCGGGCTTGTCGTCACGCATGACCAGACGGTCAATCATCGCCTTGCGTCCATCGGCCTGTAGCACCAGTTCCGCCATGCCGGGCCTGATCAGAATCCGCCGCACGTACTCCACGGTTTGCAGGCTGGCGACAATCGCCCGGCATCTATCCAGATCGTTGCGAGTCGTCGCGTCTTCGACAATGATCGCATCAGGCGGCAGCGTGCCGGTCCACGTTTCCCACGCCTCTTTGCCTGCCTTCGTGCGGCGGTCAATGCCTTCTGGACGCACGGCATACCGAGCATCCCACCCATCGCCCACACGCATCGCATCGTGCAGCATGGACCCCAGCGATGTCTGCCGCGACTCAAACGACAGCAGCCCGCACAATGCCGCGTGCATCTTCGGCAGGCTGGTTCTACCGTGCTTGACGGCGGAGAAGTTGACGGCCTTGATCTGGTCGTAGTCGGTACGTTCGCTCATTGTATTGCTCCTCAAAAACGCCGCCGCACCAACAAGGCACGGCAGCACTACAGCGGCTCTTAACAATGTTCAACCGCACCAACGGAGAACGCCGCCGAAATGACCGCTTCAGCGTTAGCCTGGCGGTCGTGGTTGTTATTCGTTGTCCGCTGCGTCGTCACACGCGGCACAGTACCAGACGCATTCGCTTACGCCGGTATCCGGGTCGTCCGGCTCATGGTCCATCATCTTGCCGCACTTGTCGCACTTATGCAACTCGCGGTCTTCGATTGGCGTTCTGCGTTCGACGGTTCTGCATTGGCACATGGGCAACTCCTTCCCGTACGGTAGTCCGTCATACCGTGCGTGTCAAGCGGGCTTCTCGTCACGCTTGGCGACTTCCGCATGGAACGAGTCGATCAGAACCAACGCCGCCTCCGGGTGCGTGTCGATCAGCATGCGGGCCGCGTGGTTGTAGCCTTCCGCAAACCCGAGCGATGCCCGGTTGTCGCCGTACCGCTTCACGGTGTCCATGAACGGATCGGCCTCCGCCTTGGTGTCAGTGCCAACGTCCGCAGGACAGCCGCCGTCGAATCTATCTTCGCCCATTTCAAAGCTCCTTGTGTGAACTATTCGGAACTACCGAACAGTTGAAACCTCGCCGCACGCCTTTCGGCCCGCGACGGGTGAGAGAGCCGGGGCCACAAGCCCCGTGTGTGTGTCAGTCGTAGCGAGTCGGATCCTGCCGGATGCGTTCACGCAGCCACGCCCGGAACGCATCGCGTTTGCACTGCTGGTAGTCGGCAATGGCCTGCATACGCCGCGTGCGTGCCGTTTCGTGGGTGATGAGCCCGTGAGCGTCTGCGATGTTGATCTGGTTCAACGTGGCAAGGAACGCTTCGAAGCAACTGGAATAGGTGGGTGTGAGAGGCGGTGCCAGCATGAGCCAGAACGCCGCAACGATGATGGGGACGATGTTCATAAACCACGCCGCGATTGTTTCCGCTCGCGACGGGTGAGGAGTCAGAGGATTCTGCGTTCGTCGTTGATGCGTCCGAGCCAATACGCCGCCTGCCGAGAGCGGTCAGACAGTTCGTAGAAAAAATCCATCGTGTCGCCCTGCTCACGGTCGATGGTTGTGATGTGGTCGGTGATCTGCCGCGAAAGTTCGGCAACGAGCTTGCGGATCGCCTCGGCCTTGTCTGCGAATCCGTTGACCGCCGCCGCGTGTTCTGGTGAAATCTTCATGGTGTCTCCTCAATCGTTGCTGTCACGATACCCGGCTGGTCCAATGGGACCGGCCACGTATTCTGCCTGATGCTGGCGATACCGACCGTTCGGCCCGATTCGTCCACCTGCCGCGTCGATGTACGGCAGGTCGATGACACGGTACAAGGCCAGTTGTGCCCCAGCGGCTACCATCGCCGCCGCGTCTAGTTCGCTTCCGCGCGGCGGAGTCGAAAACTCCACTGCCACCACAGCAGCCGCGTACGCGGCCAGATGCAGCGGGATGTTGCCAAACACCACCTTGCCCGCCACATCTGCGACAGCGGCGTTCCCGGAAATTACCGGAGTGTTCTCAGGAAGCCTGGCTTCCTTGATGATCCAAGCGGCGGTTGCCGCGTGCCGACTGATAATGACTGCTTTCATGGTGTCTCCTCAACGCTTGGCAAGGTACGAACGCAACACACGTTCCGCCGTTGCCCGTGCAAATCCACGTACTCCGGTTTCCTGTTCGATTTCAAGGCTGGCGATGATGCGGGCCTTCTCGTCCTTGGAGAGCCATCCGTTCGTGATAACCGCACGAATCGGAGGCTCTGCCATTCCCCATGAGAAGAACCAGCCCCTGCGGTCTTCTGATCCGATGTACCCAACAGCATTGCCATTCTCATCGGTGCAATCGTGTGCTGAAATCGTGAGTTTCATTGGTGCGGTCCTCGTTTGAGTCAGGCCTATTCCTGACCCATTACTCTACGGTACTATATCGTACCGTTCAAGCCCAAGGTACACATTCTGCACCCGATTCTTTCAAATCGTCAGCAGCACCCTAACGGGCCGTTTGGTGTCGGTTTGCTACCAGCGTCCTTGTGGGCATTTCTCGCCGCTGCAAGTGACCTTTCCCGCCGCCGCGTCTGGTCGGCCCCCGTCATTCGCCCACAGCACCAGACACCCGCAGGTGCGGTTAGTCGCCGCTAACGGGTCGCCACAGAACCCTGCAGCCAGAACCGTACCACGCACCCGCATTGGCACCACGGACGGGCATTGGCGGCAGATGCTTGCCCGCTGCTCCGCCACGCCCGCCGCTACCGGCTGGCAGCTGATCCACCGGGCCGCACCCGTCACGCCCGCCCAGGCTCGCCCGATGATGCTCATCAGAACGGCTCCAGCGTGGCACGGTCGCCGCAGTTGCTACAGCCGGTGCCGCCGTTGACTTGGCCGGTTCCTTCGCACGAGCACCATTGCCTGGTGGCGGTTAGTTCGTATTGCGAAAAGAACGAATCAACGATTCGCCGCCCACGTTGCACGTAGTCGCTAGCTGACTCATACCGCGAAGAGATTGCCGCTGGTCCGTCGCACGAATCCGATGCGTTCCAGTTCCACGTATCGGACCCGAACTGAAAGTCCTGACGGAACGACCCGGAACATGAACGGTACAAGGGGCCAGCCGTTTGGTAGCTTCCACCTACTCCTACGCCAGTCGATCCGAATCCGCTGTTTCCAACTAGAGGTGCGGACCCACCAGCAGATACGTTTGCACCTGCAAAAAACTCACGGTTGGCATCGAACTGGAATGCAAGAGACATCACGGTTGGCCCGAGTCCAGCCGTCTGGTACTGCACAGGCCATCCAGCAGAACTTCCCGCTTCTGGTCCGATCACTTCGCCGGAAGATTCGAATCGGTACAACTCAACGCCGCCAAGCGTTTCGTTGATGCTTACGAGTCCTGACGCATATTCAGGCAGCAACGAAACGCCCAAGTTGCTGGCCCTGCACAGCACAAACCCGAACTGTGCAAGTGAACTTGCATACACCCGGTAGCCGTTTGATACCGTGAAGATCCGCTGCGATGCTACCCGCAGCGTGACGTTTTCCGTCATTGCCCGAGCGTCCCGGCAATAGTCCGCCCGGAACTGGCCGTCTACACATTGGGCCACGTACCGCGGAAGGCACAGCCACGAACTATCGCAACACTGGGGATGCGAGCCCACGCAACAGCAAGGGGCCCCGCCCGCGTCCGTCACCAGCCGCCGACCGAGCGTCCGTAGTTTGCCGTCGATGGCGAGGAGTTTGGGCACGGTATCACGTCAGGCCGTTTGCACCGGTGCCGATTGACTGACGGCCATTGGTAACGCCGCTGTAGGTGGTGATGGTCAGGAGCTTGGACGGAATGACCGTCAGGCCCGGTCCGTCTTCCAGCAGCGTAACCGTCAGGGGCCGCTGCAACCTCGAGAAGTCCAGCGTGCCAGCGTACCCGGAGATAACCGCAATCGTGCCAGCGTTCAGGATCGTGGTGTACCCGCCGTAGATGCGAAGGTCGCTGATCGTCTCGCCGTATGCGTCAATCGTCAACTGCCCGCCGCAGACGTTGAGCCCTTCCACGAACCCCGTCGATACCATCGTGCTGCCCTGAATGCCTCGCTTCAGGATCAACTGCCCGCCGCTCATGGTCAGGGCGTGTACCTTGGTCGAGCCGCTGATGCCGTCGATGGTCGCAGATCCGCCGCTCACAACCCACCGATAGGTGGCGATGCTGTCGATGGCAGCACCGACCAGCAGCCGCCCGCTCTGGCATTCGATGCGGCGAATGGTGCCTGTGCCGGTGATCGACATGAACCCGCCGCCGATGATCTGGACGAACCCGGCAGAGTTGGCCGCACCGCCAGCACCCTGCGGGCTGTAGTTCATCAGACCGCCCGCCGCGTTGTAGCGGATACGGCTCACCTGCGTCGATGCGTTGAACGATGCCAGGTCGGTTTCGACCGCAAGCGAACCGGCAGACCCGCCAATCGTGCCGGAGAACCCCGGCAGGATGTCCAAGTTGTTGATGCCGGTACTGATCGACACGGCAAGCCCGCCCGTGATGGTCTGCGTACCGGACTGAATGAAGCATGTCGCGTTCGCCGCGTTGATGCCGTTGGTGTCGGTCCAGTTTGAGGCCGATGCCGCGAAGGACGTTGCGCCTGCGATGAGATATGAGTCAGCCATGATTCAGTTCCTTGTGTTACCCGCCGATGACGATGCCCGATGTGCTGCCGCCCGATCCGTCGTGAACCTTTGTGACCAGCAGCGACATACGCGGCCGTCTGGTGGTTGTCTCGCTCCACGCCCCCGCGTCGGTTCGCTGCGACCAATACGCATTCTGCCCGAGGTCAAACATGTCGAGCGATGCCGCCGCCCGCGTGTCGGCAATTCGATAGCTTACCGCCGTGGTTGTGGTCGGCTTGATTGCCAGCCGGTAGTACGCATTGGCGGTCAGGTCGATTTCGGACGGAAAAACAACCATCGTTCCTGTAGATGATGTTGCTGCTCGCACGTCCGAATCGAGTGATACCGTTGCAAGTGCGGTTGTTCCGTCTGTGTCATAAAGAACAATGTCCGCCGCCGCATCAAGGTCCATGAACACGTACGCGCCTCCAACCGTCACCCCTACCGGAAACTGGAAATAGAGGGCCACTTCATCGGGAGTGGTGTTTGATGCAACCGTTCCCGCACCACCAACGCCCGGCATTAGCGTGTCTGCGTAAGCCATCGACCCGTCGTCGTACTCAAGTTCAAAACACCCGACCGTGTTTCCTGATTTGACCCACGTTCCCCCGGTCTTTAGTGCCGTGTAAGCACTGTTTCCATAATCGAGAACACTGAACGTGTTGACGATGTTCATGTTTCCGGCTACGTAGGAATCAAACTCGATGACGATGGCGAGCAAGTCACCCCGCGTCACTGACCGTTTGCCTCCGGTGTCGGTCCCATCGTCGGTGATGAGTCCGGTACTGATCCACGTATTGTCGTCAGCGTTGCCAACGCTCACCGTGCGGTACTGGTCCGCAGTCTCATCGGGGTTTCCAGTCGCCATGTCCACATCTTGAAACGACACCTTCATCGTGTCACCCGTGGTCACTGTCGCCGTGCGGAACCGTACCTTCCCGAGCGTACCGGTCTTTGGCACACGGAACACGGCGGCCAACTTCTCGCCGGATGCGTCGAGAAGAAGGTTGACGTTCGAGTTTGCGAAGTTCTCGGGCTTCGGCATGAACATGCCTCCGCCCAATGATGTCAGTGCCATTGATTAGTCCGGTGCGATGAGGTCCAAGCGGATTGCTACGGGAAGGCCGGTCATTGCCAGCAGTTCAGGCTGCATGCCTTGAAGCAACTTGATGACCGTCTCGATGTCGTTGGTTGCACCGTACTGGCGGGAGAGGATTGTCACGCCGGTAGGGGCAACGCTGGTGAACGTGCCCACGGTGTTGTTGTTGAGAGGTACGCCGGGAGTCGCCGGTACGGCTGGCGTGTCTCCGTCTGCCGGGATTTCTGGCGTGCCGGGGGTTGCTGGCGGGCGGGGGATGAGATAGAGGGAGGTGGTTGCCATGTGCTTTCCTTATTGCTTGCTTCGGAACCCGATCATTGAAACTGAAAGTGTCGTCGCCGCTGCTGATCCATCAAACGCCGCCGCCGTGTTCACGCTGAACCGCAACGGCACCGGGAATGCATGGATGCACCCGCCGTTCGCAGGCACCGGGAACGTCGCGAGAACCGCACCCGCCGAACCGTCCCGAATGTCTACCGTGATGTTGCTGGCCGAACTGTTGGCGATGATGAGCGAGGTGAGGTAGATCCGCTGGCTGGCCGTCGCCGCGAATGCGCCCGTCATGGCCGTCGATGATCCGTCCGTGTTCGTCTTCACTTCTGAGATGATGTCTTCCAGCGAAGTGTGGGGCCGCGAGAACATCACGCCGTCAAGCCCTGCGAATACGTCGGTACGGTCGCCCGCCGCGACGGGGGTAGCACCCAGCACGCTTGCCGTAGCCTTCGCCCCGATCTTGTGGGGGTTGCCGCTGTCCGCCGAATCGTGGGCGATGCCCGAGCCGGTCAGGGTCGTGAGCGTCGTGACCGTTCCGGATGAAATGACCACCGCACCCGTGTTGCAGGCCGTGATCTTGCCGTCAATGCTGGCCGTCGATACCGCGATTGCACCCGTGTCGGTGTCGATGGTGCCGAGCAGCGTTTCCACGCCGTCAAGGTGCCCGATGATCGTGGTCTGGTTCGCCGCCGTTGATGCGCCGGTAGGGAGGCTCACCGTGCCCGATACATTGGTGATGTTCCAAGTGCCGCTCTGTGTTGCCTGAACCGCGAACGTGCCCGCGTTGGTCACCACGCTCTGCGTGACGAACGTGCCAGTGCCCGCAACCGTCACCGTACCCGTCACCGAATCAACGATGTGATGCGGCGTGTGGACGCTGGTGTTATCAGTTGTCTTGACAGTCTTGGTCGTCCCTGTCGCGTCCAGAATGTCTAGGTTGTTTGCCATAGGTCAGAATCCAATCGTCAGGTATTGCCCGCTGTTCACCGCGTCATTGAACTGCCATTCGCCCGGCGTGCCGCTTGGTCCTGCCTGCGTCCAGTTCGTGATGAGCCCATCAACAATAGTCACCGTATTCAGGACGTTGACCGTGCCGCCGCTGGTTGCCGCTGCGTAAAACGTGATTGTGTCCGTGAATGACCCGCCGCCGCCAGGCTCCGTGATGACACCCGGAACCTCGTAGGGCCACCCAATCACCCCCAGCGGCAGCGGAGGCACGTTAGACATGCGCCACCCCGCAGATGGTCAGCATCACCTCCACCGTGCCGCTGGTGGTCGTGAACTGCACACGGACAAACCGCACCCCCTCCACGTTGATGGCTGGCTTCAGGCCAACCGTCGTGTAGGTGATCGCCGCAGCCGGGAAGTCATACCAGTTGTGATTGTCCAGCGATGCCTGAACCGTCAGCGTGCCAGCCAATGCCGCATCTACCGGACAGTCCACCTGCACGATGATTGCCGAGTACCCCGTAACGTCATAGGTCGCCCCGCTGTTGATCGCGGAATAGACCGTCGAAGGGTTGAACCCTTGGCCGTCAGTCCCGGTCGGGTACAGGATGTCCACCTTGATAGCCATTACTCAGCCCCTCCCGGTGTAGGTCCTGCCGGTGCGTCCGTCCCCGTACCCGCAGCCGTAGACGCATTGGGCGGCTCCAGGTCCCGCAGCAATCGCACTTCCTCCTGAATCATGTCCAGCAGTTTCGACTTTCCCGAGTTGTCCGGGCATGCCCCAAAGTCTGGCATCTCCATCGAATGCCATTGCAAGATCGCCGCATCGGTAACACCCACCACCATCGACCCAACCGCGAACGCCACAGTGTCAATCGAATCAGGCCAGCGACGAATGGGCCGCTGGTTCACCACGCGGAACGGGCCATCTACCTGCGGGTCATGGCACGCAATCGTGTACGTGATACCGCTAGCCGGCCCCGGCGTGGTGCCTTGAACCGCAACGATCCGACCGAGGATGAGTCTTGGGCTTGCCATTAGATGATCAGGTTAGCTCCGGGTAGGTTCGTCCAGCCGGTTTCGTCAATGGGGTAGAGTGCGTTCAGCTCGCAGTTGGGAATCGTTTCTGACGGGTCGCCAATCTGGTAGGCCACGAACACGGTGTAGGGGTTGCGGAAGATCGGGCCCCCGTCCGGGTCGCTTGGCACCTGCCCATTCGTGATCTGCACGCAGTACCGAGCATTGAAGCTCTCGAACTTCGGGAAGTCGTACGTGCCCTCATCCAGCTCCCAGATGTACGCAATGTCGTAGGTGCCGTTGTCGTCAACCTGGTTGACCGTTGCCCCTTCGAAGTGGTACTGCTTTCCATCCGGCATCGTGTGCAGGCGGTCCTTCTGCTTGGCGATGATGTCCAGATCCCGCACATTCTGCACCTTCACCCGCACGTTCAGCGGGCGGATGATGCGGGTTTCGTTGACGTACTTGTGACTGATCCGCCAAACCAGCCGCTCGTCGCCGTTCCCAAACTGGTCCTTTGCGATGACCTTGGTTTTCACGGCTACCGGAATGTCAATCTGTACCGACCGTGATGCCCATCCCCAGTGATACCAGCGGGGATTATCCTTGTTCGGCGTGCGGGTCGATCCGAACTGTCGGCTGTTGCTGTACCGACAGACCACATTGCACACGCCGGTATCCTGCGGCTCAACCGTCACCGCGTCCAGGATCAGGCCCGTCAGGGTGGGATGCTGGCTGTTGATCGTCGGTACGCCGTCAGCGGCCAACGCGGCCTGCGGGCTGATCGTTTCCACCACGAACGTACGGGTAGCGGACCCCTTGTTGTTGAAGTCGATGGACTGGCTGTTGCCAGTGAGCCCGAGTTCGTAGGCGGTCAATGCCATTAGTCGTCACCCCCCACGACAATGCGGTTCATGTTGGCCGTTGCAATGGTGGCCGTCGTGCGAAGGTTGCCAGCGAGCTGCACCATCGTTGCGGCTTGATCGGTGTTGAATGCACGGTTGGATTCTTCGCGGATCGCACGCAGCGAATCGACCCACGCATCTTGTGAACGCTTGGCCTGCTTGGTCATTTCGTCGCCAATGTCACGCATGGACTGGCGGAAGTCTTCGATTTGGCGGTCGCGGGCGTTCGTTTCGTCTTCGAGTACCTTGTCAACGCGGGCGTTGTATTCGGTGGATGCGTCGATGCGTTTGTTCAGAAGGTCGCGGTACGCCACCATCTCAGCGGCATCGCTCTCTTCGCGTGCAGCCCGTTCCTCCCGTAGCTTCACAATGTACGTATCGAGCCACTTGTCAAACTCTGCTGCCTTTGCGTCTGATGCTTTCTTGGCAGCGGCTGCGTCCTCTTTGACCTTATCAGCAGTCGCCTTGCTTTCTTCAATCCGCAAGCTGCGGCGAAGTGCAGCAAGTTCCTGCTCTAGTTTCGCTTGAACTTCTGGCCCACGCATCAGATCGGCGGTAGCACCGAACCCAGCGTCCCTCACTGCGTCATATGTTTCCTTTGTCGCGGCAAGATCGCCTTCGACCTGCTGAATCTTCGCCCGCAACTCGTCAGCGGCCTTCTTCGAGTCATTGAAGTTCAGGCTCGCAGAGAAGTCCTTAGCCTTCTCCGATCCATCTTCCAACGCAGAAACAACGTACTCGCGGATTGCCTGCCCCAACGCGAACATACCCGTTGCAGTTCCAACGATTGCGGCCAACTTTCCGAACAGCGATTGAGCCTGACCAACACTGTCAGCGAGTGCTTGGTTTACACCCTTCAGGCCGCCACGCAATGGAGAAGACGGCCCTACGGCCTTCTCGCCAGCCTGCCCCATCTGATTGAGTGCTTCAGTCGATGCGGTCGCCGCTACGCCAACCTTCGCAACGTCCGCCGCCGCCTGCGTCGATGCCGCACCAACCTTGCCAGTCGATCCTTCCGCTTCTACCTTGGCCTTCGCAGCGGCTACCGATGCCTCCAGTGGGGAGGTGTCGCCAGTTACCTGAATCTCTACAGACCCGTCTTTGCCGCGAGTCGCCATTGTGCCCCCTTACGCCACGGTGATAGCACCAGCCGCCCGGAGAGTACCGCTAACCCGGACTACATCATCCATCTTCCACGCGAGGTTCAGCCGCGTCCAGAAGAACGGGCCGGTGTAGGTGCGACCGCTCGCCACTGTCAGGACGCAGGTGTTATCCGCCACGCCGTCAGACCCGGACACATCCCATTGCGGCTTGGTGATGACACCAGATGCAGCGGTCAGGCCGGGGAACGTAGTGCCAGCCGTCTGCGTCAGGTCGCCAGAGCCCGTGAACGAATACACGCAAACCGACTCGTCGCCAATCCGAACCGTCTGATTCAGTCGCGGAGTCGTGATGCTTCCGGTGAGTGTGGGAACCGAAGTAGCCTCGTACGCCAGTTTGAACGTCGCCGCCGCCGCAGCCGCCGCAGAAGTCGGCAACGTGGGCGGGGTGGCATTGTCCGCGAGGCAGGTGTACGAACCGCTCCAGCGGCCTGTGCCCTTGGGACGGAACGCCCGCCACGTACCAGCCGCACCCGTCGTAGAAGTCGCGTCGAACTCACCGAACTCGATGCTCATGTTGAACGCGGTCATGTGCTTCACGTATCCGCTCGCGTACTCCACCAGCGAGGTGATGCCAAGCGGGCTTGCCGCACGCGGGTAGATGCCGTTGAAGTCGATGGTCGCAGACCGCAGGCCGGAATTCATCGTCATGAAGTTGACCGCAGAACCCGTCGGCGTGGTCGCGTCGTACTCGTTGCTCTCGATGTTCAAGGTGGCAACGTCCGCCGCGATGCGGATCGAAGTACCGAACAGGTAGTGCAGGTCGCCAGCACCAGCCGTGCAGGTCAGGTTTCCAAGTTGTGATGTCAGCGGCCAGTCTGCCATGAGTCGTACTCCTTACGGGTTCGCGGCGATTGCCGACACCCTGAATGTCATCTTCATCGTCGCCATTACCACGTTCTCGCTCACAATCGTCGCGTCATTGTCCTCAACGATGCACGTACTCGCCACAGCGGAATACCCGTTCGTCGGCAGCACCAGCCGATGCCGGTTGAACCCGTAGGTGGGAACTCGGCCAGACACCAGAACCGCGTTCCCGTGCAGGCGGTCGAGTGCTGGCAAGAGCGAGGTGCCGATGTACGCCGTCTGCGATGATTCGTTCAAACGGTCGTAGAGGTTGAACGTTGCCGTGCAAAGGAACTCGTCGCCCGTTGTCGTGTTCTGCTGTTGCATCGCCACGCTGAAGACCAGGTAGGGCCCGGTGATCGGCGTAGGTGCCGCGAATACGGTGTATGCCCCGCCCGTGATGAGATTCCACGCCCCACCGTTGTAGAGCCCGCCCGCGCCAGTATCCGCCTTCATGCGGTCGTAGATCGCCTGATAGATCGGTGCGAGGATCATGCGGCCCCCTTGCTCAGAACTTCCTTGACCGCCGCTTCGAAGGCATCGGTAGCCTTGACGTAGAGGGCCGCGTTCTGTTCAGCGGGCCGCATGTACGGGCGTGCCGCGATGGTCACGGACTTTTTGAGGATGAACATCATCTGCGAGCCGATGAGCTTGGTTGCGTTCTTGGTCTTGCGGGTCAAATGCTTCACGAGGAACAGTCGCCCGGTCTTGGTGCGGAGAATGTGCATCGGGGTTGCGGAGTTGCGAAGCCCGCCCGCTGTCCGCTTCTGGAGTCGCTTGGCTTCCGCGTTCAGAGGAACCGGCAGGAACCCGCCAGACTTCGCCCGGATCGTCCCGCCAAACTCCATCATGGCGGCGTACTTGGCTTTGGAAGTCGTGATGATGCTCTTGCCGTTCTTGGCTGGCGTAGCACGGATGCCGTTCCGCAGCATGCCCGTCTGCGTTCCCGGTGGCTGGCCCGGTGCGGAGTGCGTTCCTACAGCCGTCTTCGGCATTGATTCCTTGATGAACGCCTCATAGACCAACGCCGCACGGTACACGCCCGTATTGACCGCCCGCTCAAGTTTCGCCTTGAGTCGAGCCGTGTCCACGGTCATTGTCACCTTGCCGACGTTCATCAGTTCAAGTCCCTCGATACTACCAGCTTCTTCAGCACGCCCATGCTGCACATGTCCTGCGGCTTCCCTTCGATGCGATACACCACGCTATTGATCGAAATCTGATCAGCTGGCGAACAGTCCCACGCGGCCCCGGTTGAATCGGTTGGTGCCAGGAACAGGTCATACATCTGCGTCGTCGTGTCACGCCCGTACACCAGACCGTCCGCCGCACTTGTCGGCTGCATCGCACATGCAATGTCAATCGGATCTGGTGGCAACGACCCGTACGGGATGCCACTATTCGCCGTCAGCCATGTCTTGTTGTCCAAAGATGCCGTCATCGTCAACAGGTGCCAAGGGGTTGATGCCATTACGCACCCCCCGTCACGTAGCCACGCAGCAGGCTCATGCGGATGTCGTCCACCCGCTTCTGGTCCGCGAGCGTGTACGAATACTGGCCGATGGTTTCAGACTGAACCGCCATGTCACGCCCACGCCCGTTGAAGAGCATGTCCGCCAGAAGGCATGTCGCCTTCTGCAATGCCCCGGGGATGGTCGCGTAGCCAGCCACGTACACAACCGTGAAGTTGTTGAAGCCTTCCTCGAATCGCGGCGAAGGCTTGAAGTCGCCACCCTGCCCCAAGTACGTTGCGTTATACGAGGCGAACCGATTGCGTGCAACGTCGATCCGCGACAGCAGGCCCGAATCAGCATCGACGCGGTACGTGCTGGAGTCGAGTACCACGCTCTGCCCACCCGCGTAGGTCTGCGTTACCGAGGTAATCGACGTAACGGGCCGTTCGCGGAGTTGGATAATCGCATCGTCAGGCCCGCTGTAGTATTCCGTCCGCGTTGCAGACTCGAAGCCGTTGGTCCCGTCGCGGCTGCAATAGTCGCGGATGTCGTTTGACACCCACCCCAAAATCTGGTCGATGAAGGTATCTTGGGCCGTGCCCGTGATGCCTCGCCAAGTCTTGTAGTCGGTGCGTGAGACAAGGAACGCCACGGGTAGCCCCTTAGTTGATGATGCTGACGTAGAGCGGAACGGTGCCGGTTGAGACGTTTGCTGCGGTGGACACAAGCACGATGATCGCCTTGGCCCCACGCAACTGGTAGCCAATCGAACTAGTTGCGGGCAGGACCGATGACCATGCAAATGTCGATCCGTCATTCTCAGCCGATGCCGCCGCCGCCAGCGTGACCGTCAGGCCCGTAGCCGTGAACGAATCGCCGTCGATGCGGTGGAACAGCGTTCCGGTTGGGAACACGCCCGATGAGTTGGGGATCTGGTCAGCCCCCAAGATCCGCACGATTGGCGAGGTTGTCACGGTCGCCGCGTAGGCGATGCGTGCCCGGATCATCAACCGCGTTCCCTGCGTCACGATGCCGGGTATTACGAACGCTGACGACACGCTGATTGGGTTCAGCAGTTCGGCAGCGGTGTTTGCCTGTTCCGCGTCCGTGTGGACCTGAATCCACTTACCGAACATGTTGCTTTGGAACATCACATCGGGACCGCCCTGCTTGATGTCCGGACCAACGTATACGGGTGCCGCCATGTGTTAGCTCCTTAGGTGAAACCGACCGGCCCACGTTTCCATGAGCCGGGGGTGAGAGAAACGGGGGAGGATTACAGCACGATGCGACCGAGGAGCGACGAGCTGTTGCCGAGGTTCTGAGCCGCACCACGGGCGATTTCATTCGAGCCGTTGATGCCCTGAGCCGGGTTCAGGCCGATCCACACGGCACCGTAGAGGGTTGCCGCCGCACCGGGCGTACAGGAAACACGCAGATACCGCTTGCGTGAACCACCAAGTTCAAGGTGGAACAGCCAGAGCTTGTTGTCGCCAGCGGCTGCGGTCGGCAGGGCCGTACCGCTGAATGCACCGCCGCTCACATCTCCCCACGATGAGTTGTCGTCAGACTCCTCGATCTTGAGTGCGGTTGTATCAGCGGCGACGTTGCCGAAGGTCACGATGCAAGCGGCTTCACCGAGACCGCCGAGGATTGCCGTATCGAACGCGGTGCCTGTGTTGGCTGCACCGTTGATGTCGAGCGGACCACCCGTTGAGGTGCCGCCCTTGAAGTATGCGTTGAGAAGGGTCTTCATGTGTCAGTTTCCTTTGCGTTGATGGTCTATCAGGCCGTCTTGAATCCGACGATGGGGCCGTAGGTCGAACCGCGACCGTCGCCATGGATGTTCACGTTGAAACGGCTGGTGCCGCGAACGGCGACGCTGTTGGTGTTGAACAGGAACTGATCGGCGGTAGCGATGCTGAGCATCTGACGGTCGCCAATCATCGATCCGCCTTCGAAGTCACCGAAGTAGCAGGGGAAGTGCGTTGAAGATGCAGCCGAAACGGTCGGCATGACCTGAGAGAACACAACGTCGTAGCCCATGAACGTTCCGCCGCCGAGGTTGCCGGTTGCGATGTCCTTGAACTGGCTGCTGGCCTTGTCCAGACGCATCATCACCTGCACGAAGAACTGACGGCTGCAAGTGAACTTCAGACGGGCCGCGTTCACGTTCTCGACCGCACCCATCAGCAGGGCGAAGTGGTCCTTGGTGATCGAAGCCCATGCAGCCGCCGTGATGTACGCTGCGGTGGGCAGGGCACCGGCCAAGCCGACCTGACCGGCGTATGTGCTGGTGCCGTTTCCGAGGAAGTACGCATTGTCGATTGCAATCGACTCAGCCTCAACCATCGTGCGGGCGATGTCGTCAGGAACGCTGATCGCGGCATCGTTGAAGAGCGAGTTGCTGTAGCTCATCAGCACGCCGTATTCCTTGGCCGTCAGCGTCACGTTGCCGTAGCTGTTGGTCGTCACGGTCATCGTGGAGCCTTCGCCCATCGGAGTCATGGCCGTGATGCCCGTCTTACGGGGGTATGCACATGACTCAGAAGTCATCGGGATGACGTTGGCGAGCCGCTTGGATGCACCGTACTGCTCGGTCAACCAGATGAGCTGGGGAATGAACACCTGCGGGACGAGAGCCCCGCCAAGCTGCTGGTTGAACTCAACCTGATTCTTCTTGCAGATGTCGATGTCAGCAGCCTTCGACGGGTAGTGATACTGGCCCGCGATGTTCAGGCGTGCCCACGCCTTGAACGCCGTAGCCTGGTCGTAGTCGGTGAAGACTGCGGTGCCTTCACGCACCTTGCGTTCGTACGCCTTGCGGTGGCTGTTGCCGATGTTGAACGTGGTCGGGCTGCGGTCTGCAACCACATCATCTCCGTGCGGCGAGGTCGAGCCCTTCGCGTCAGCGATGATCGACTTCCGATGAGACTCGCTCAGTGCGGTGTCGGCATCGTCGCCAGCGAGCGTCAGGACCGACTTCGCGGCCCAAACGGTGTCCACGTTGATGGGGTTGCCGTCCGAGCCGTTGATTTCAACGCCTTCGGCAGCGAGCTTGGCGACGAACGCCTTGGTAGTTTCGAGAGTGGGGGTGGTTTCGGTGAAACCGTTGTTTCGGATGAGTGAGATGAGGCCCTTGCGATTCATGGAGAGATTCCTTCCCTTGCGGGTTTGGTGTATCTCTGCTCATGCTGGAGAGTGGGTGAACGGTGGCCTACGTAGCGAGCGTTACCGAGTCTCTGCGAGTCGCAGGGTCTATTCAGTTGAACCCGGCATGTGAGCGTGTTTCTCAACGTGCCGGGGAGGAGACAATGCCCCACATTGTACCCACGATGTCAGGTCAGGATCAGAATCCGCTTCGGCTTGATTCCGAACCGCTTGACCACATCGGCGGAAACGTGTGCGTCGATCAGGGCCTTGCGTGATTTCTCGGCCACCACTTCCGCAGCCGCGAGGTTCGTTGAGACTTGGCGGCAGGTCACGTTCATCGGAAGGGCCGTGTACGACACCTCCAACGCCTTCCACCGCCGCACGATGCTCTCGATGCCGGGGTACAGCCGCTGTTCCTCTTGCGTAGGGTCGCCCCAATCCAGAGCCTCGAACCCGATGGACATCGCCAGCGTTCCGGCCATTGCCAACGCCAGGCATGCCTTCGTGTACTCCGTCTCGAACCCACGGAAGAACTGCCCAGTGCAGAGCCAGCCGGTAGGGTCCAACGCCATGCGAAGGCACTTGGCTACCACGTGTTCCATGTCGTACTGATGATCCACGAACAGGTTCCCATTCGTCGTCAGGTACGAACGAACATCGCCGCCGCTTGGCACCACTACCTCGCGTTCCAGATCCACCGCCGACGTATTGGCGTACGCCACGATTTCAAGGGGTCGCCCGTTGGCAACGTCCGCCTTGCGAATCAGGCTCTTGCGATGTGCCCCCCACGGGGCCGACAGCAGGCCGATGGGGTTGGCCGGGTCGCTCATCGACCGGAAGTCAGCCGCACGCCGGCGGATCTTGTGGATGATGGGGTTTTCATTGCTCATTGGGGCATCTCCAAAACAGGGACGTATGAACATCGGCAGTTAGGGTGAAGTACGGGATGCTCCACAGATACGCCGCCGTATTCGAACAGGTCGTCAATCGGAATGGGTCCGGGGTACTTCGCCGCGAGCCCTTCGCATTCGGGGCAGGGACCGCCAGCCAGAATCCAACGCTTGCCCTGAACGCCCGCCTCTTTCCACGACTGCAACGCACCCTGATTGAATGCGTTTGTGGTTTCCGTGCGGGCGATGCGTTCAGCCTGGTACCCGCTCAACTCCGGTGCCGCCTTCGCAATCGCGTCCCGCATCTGGCCAGTACTGGTGCCATCCGCCAGTTCCTTCTCGATTGCGGCCTGCACGGTGCCGACCAGAGTTTCCGGTACGCTGGTAGCCAGTTCCAACCCACGATCACGGATGTACTGCATGGCCGGTTCGTTGGCCGTGTTGAACGTGTCTGCCGTTGCACCGGGGATCTGTGCGATGCCGACCGCCGCCCCGTTCTGCAAGGTCTTGGCGATGAAGTCGTCGGTGATGTTCGTAAAGTCCTGCATCTGCTTGACGGTCGGCGGGTCCACGCCTGCGGTGTCATTCACCATCGACGGAATCACGGTCATATACCACGTGTTCATCTTGTTCGCAAACTCGTTGAAGATCCGCACCGTTGACTTCGGCACGTTCGCATCTTCGTCCCATTCGCCCATGGCCTTCAGTTCGATGCCGTCCCGTCCGTGACCATCCGTTCGAACGTCCGCTGATCCACGATTGCCACCAGCCGCTGCGGTGTCATTGGCAGACTCGAGAACCGCACTCCCTCCCTTGCCGCAAGATACGCATTCGCACGCTCCAACTGACGAGCCAACGGACTTTCCGCCGGACGGGCTCGGATCGGTGTCATCATCGCTTTCAACCTGCTTGACGATCTTCTCCGCCCACGTACGCCCCGGATCGCCGCCCCACAAGGCCCATGCGATGCGACCTGCAGACGGGTAGCCGTCCTGATCCGGGCTCCAGCCCTGCCCCTGCTTGTCCACCTCATGCCGTGCGAAGTACGAGGCCATGCGGTACACGGTGTCCAGCGACAGGCCGCGTTTGTTCGTGATGTCACGGGCACGGGCTACGCCAATCTCGGTCCCGCCGCGTCCAAACTCCTGCCGCCAATCGAGCCCACGTTGTGCTTCCTCGGCCATGCTGTCGGTGGGTTCGTATGAGTCGGCCTTGGTCGTGACGGACTTGGTTACGGTGTCGTCTGTGTTTCCTTCGGCATCGTCTTCCTCGTCGGTTGCATCTTCTTCCGTGTCGTCTTCCATCTCGGCCTCGGCAGCGGGCGACACCTTCGCCGGCACGCTGAACGGGTCGAACATCGGGGCGGGTGCCTCCGTCTGCCGGAAACGAAGCACGTTCATTTCATCCGGCAACGCTTCAAGGTCCAGAATGTGCCGGTACTCATTCGGGTAGATGATGCCCTGCATCTCAGCCGCACGCAGTTCCGCCGCAAGCAGTACCACATCGTCCCGCACGGGGTTGTCATACGAGAACCACATCTCGCCTGGCTCAACGCCGAACAACGGCAACAGGCCCTCGGTCAACTCGCTCGCCATGGTCGCCAGACGAGGGGCGATGGACAACTTGGCGAACATCGCATCGGCCACGGTCGCACTCGCAAGGTTCGCACTGTTGAGGCGATAGATCGGCTCGGGGATTCCCGCCGCGTCATAGATCCGCTTCTGCGTAGCCTCCATGCCTTGGATGTACTGCATTTCGTGCGGCTTGGTGGCGTACTGAACCAACTCCGTGTCACGCAACAGCAGGAAGTTCCCCGCCTTGCCAACGCCGCGAATCTGGTTCTCCAGTGCCGACCGCATCTGCATCATCTGCGTGTTGTCGTTCTGTGCCCCGGCCTTGAAGACCATGCCGGGATGCCCGCCGTTGTTCCACCGTGCGACTTCGGCAGTCAGTGCAGCCGCTTCCATGTCGGCTTCGGCGGTCACGCTCTGGAGCCACGACAACGCCCCCACCGGGTCAAACGGATCGGGCATGGACCGGATGTACACCACATCGTCAGTCGATGCGTGGAACATGTCCGAGCGATTGCGGGCGTAGATGAACTCAGAGATGAGCCCGGTACGTGACTTGACGGGCCATGTGTACGCGGACGGGAGCAGGTACAGACTCGTCGGGATGCCGCCCACGCGGTCCCCCGCCCAGATGTACGAACGCCCGCACGCCTCACGCTGCCACCAGAGCAACTTCATCCACAACTGCCCGCAATACACGGGGTCTGGGTTCTGAAGCACCGACAGGATGGGGCTATCCAGCACTTCCTCGATGCCGTCGCCCGCCTTGCTGGCGTAGTTCGCACCCTTGCACGCGGTCGGGCGTACCTCGCCGTCGCCGCGAAGATACTTCAGCGTCTTGCGGTCGGTGACAGCACGCGAGGCGTACCGCTTGGCACCACGGGCCGCACGGCGATACAGCCGAAGCGTCTGCGAGCTGCACACGTTCGCAAGGATTCCGCACGCATGGGCAGGCGTACCAAGTCGAGCCCGTGCGACCAGTTCGTAGTCGCGGCCCGTGTTGTTGTTGTACCTCGAGCTTGCGTCCTCGCCCGGAACCACAGACGCGGACACCCACCCGGCATTCAAGGGGCGGTCGTCGTACGGCTCAACGGCCTTCACGCCACGCATTGCGGGTTGGCCTTGCATCTTGATCGTGGGTTTCTTGGCCGTCATGCAAACATCCTGTGTTCGAGGTCGCGTCGGACAAGTGTATCACGATCCATCGTTGGCACCTTAGCGGCAGGCTCCGGTTCTTTCGCAGATCCACCAGACCACGCCCCGTATCCCTTGTTCGGAGAGTCGAGCCACATCACCGCGTACCTCATCGCGTCCATGCCGTGGTCATTGTCCTTGATCGGGTCTTCCTTCTCGGCCTTCCCGTCCTTACCCGGCGGGTAGATGTACGAATCGAATTCGGCCAGCGTACTGGTCGGTCGCTTCTTCTCGTACAAGTCTCGGTCCAGTTCATGCGTACATCCGGCCAGCACAAACAGACGCGGCCTCCCGTCCCCTTGCACCCGCAGGCGAGCATGCACCGCGTCCCGGCCTGCCCCATGCCCCTTCTCGGCAATGACGCTTTGGATACCAGACTTGGCGAGGATGCCGCGTACGTCGGGGTCATGGTCCGTGATTGTGGCCTCGTACGTCTCTCCCTTGCTCAGTTCTTTGATTCTGGCAGCATGCTCGTCGGTCGTCATGTTGGCCCGGTATGTCTCACGGTACAGGTACATACGCCCGTCGCCGTCGATCGCCCACCATTGGCACACGAAAGGATGGACGAACCCGAAGTCCATGGATCGGATCTTCCGCCACGATTCCCAACCCTCGGGCATGCGGTCCAGCAAGTGTACCGATGTGTTGAACTCCGGGTATACCAGCCCCTCGGACGCAGCCCAACGGCCTTCAAGCAGGCGGGCCCGGCGATGCCCGCTCATGTTCCCAAGCGTACCGAAGATGTATTCCCGGCCAAAATCGGTCCATTCGCCCTTCTTGTGGTCCCACAGAGTTGGGTTGTCTTTGTGGGTTGAAGGTATTTCGACCATCGGTGAAACTGACGCTGCGAGCCGGTCGCAACGTCGCCGCAGCCAGTGGCTAGGGTGTTGCGGGTTGCAATCGCCAATGATCTGCCGGTATGGTCCCTTGCGGCTACGCAATCGGGTCAACAGGTTTTCCCAGTCTTCTTCGGTCAGTTCGGTAGCCTCGAACACGGCGATGATGTCGTACTTTGACGACATGATCCGCGTCTGTTTGTCCATGCCGCCAAGTACCAGAATCGACCCGTTCGGGTATCGGTAACTTGCCCGGTTGTCTCTCTGCCTCTTGCCGTCCACGATGCCGATGGCTACGTCATCCTCGAAGTCAGGCAGGATGGTTTCGCTCATACTGGCCCGCGTCTTACGCACGAACAACCCACGGGCGTTTGGGTACTTCATCAGGTAGAAGTTCACCTTCTCCATCACGCCCCGGCTCTTGCCAGTTCCGGCAGGCCCAGGCACAAGTATCTCCTTGGCCTTGCATTTCCATAGTTCAGTGACCGCCCCGTATGTGACGTATCCCCCGCCTTGGTTGTCGGCTGAACTCGTCAATGCCGCTCCTTACACATCGTCGATGGGGGTGCCAATGCCGTACAACTTGATCGCCTGCGTTGCCTGCCCGTTGTCCATCCGCTCCTGATCTTCCGACCGGTGTTCGTCCTTCTGGCACTGGTCCTCGATCGCCACAGCCGTACGCACCACGCTGGCGATGACCTTGGCCGCGTCCAGCGGGTCAACCTTGGCTGCGATGCACTCGCGGGCGACCGCAGCCGCTTCCTTCAGGCCCTCGATCATCTGGGCCTTGAAGTCTGCATCTACGCCAGCCCACCGCCTCGGACGTTTCAGCAGAGCCTTACGGACCATTCCCCGGTCTCTCTCGTCTGTCATGTCAAGTGCGCACCGAGCCCCTCCCGGGTCCATCGGACCAGAAAGTGTAGCATCTGCTCCGTTTTGCGTCGGTCCGACTTGAGATTCGCCGTTTGCCTGCGTACAAGAACCCCATTCTTGTGCGGCATGTGGTGCCTGTTGCTTGGGGCCTTCGTCAGCGTCGGCCTCCAGATCGTCGCTAGACCAGTGGTCGAGTGGTTGGGTGTTGTTCGTGTCGCTCTCGCTCATGGAATGCCCTCGATGCAAGCCGTGTACTGGCCCCGCGATGCCGCCTCACAGACCGCCCGTTGGATGCTGGTTGCGTCCGGGTGTTGAACCGCACACTCATGCAGCCTGACCAGATGGGCGGACCAGCATGTATTGCCCGTGTTGACGGGCAACTGCCAACGGTACCACTTGGCAGGCGTGACGAGTGTGATAAGTAACGCTATCACGGTCACTTGCGTGGCTCCTGCGTCAGCCGCTCCAAAAGGCCCTCGATACGTCCGAGTTTGGACGATAGGGCGACGAGAGCCCCCTGAAGTTCGGCCTTGACGGCGTTTGACTGGTCGAGTGCCTTCGCTGCGTCCCTGGCCGCGTCCTTCGCCTCGCGTGTCGCGTCAGCGATTGAACCCTGCATGCTGGTGATGTAGACCGCACAGCCTACCGCCGTGGAGATGATCAACCCCAAGACCTTGCCCCACTCGCCTGCAGACATGCGGGCCGTAATGGGGTCGTGCGGGGTGATGTGGTGCCCGGTGGATTGGTCAATCGTACTCATGGCTTGCTGGTCCCCTTGATCCGGTCAACGATGCGTCGGGTGGTCTTGCTGGTCTGGATGCGGTTGGCGATGGTCTTGAAGTCTGGGGCGAACCCCTTGACGGCCTCAACGGTAGCGACGATCTGAGTGCTTGCCTTGCGTTCCGTGATGATGCACCAAGCGGCGTAGGCGCCTGCGACCAGAAGCCCGCAAATGGCAACGTACGCCCGGTACTGGATGATCCACATGCCAGCGGCACACGCGGCGAAGATGCCGAGGCCGGTTACAACCCCCTGCCATGACCTGAGCCAGATGCCGGAAACGACAGCCAGGGCGAGGCCCGCAATGCTGGACCCGATGAGGATGGTGTTGAGCAGTCCGTTGGCCTTGTCCTCGAGCTGGGCGATTCTGGCGTTAGCCGCTGCAAGGTCCTTCGCCATGCCGCTGGCGAGCTTGGCTTCCGCGGCGAGCGATTCCCGCATCTGCCGCAGTTGTGCCTCAACCGCATGCAGCCGGTCAACCCCCGCCGCAATCTGGCTGGTCTGGGGTGCGACTTCCGGCACCGCCGCCTGAATCTCCGCGTTGGCCTCGCCGATGCTGTTCGCGGCCTCGCGGACGACCGTAGCGGCCTGCCCGGTGGTTTCGGCGGCTTGGGGTAGGCTGGACGGTGCGGCGTGCCGTAGCGGGTTTGACCGGCACCCGCCAATGAAAGCGGCGGCACAGCACAAGGCCAATGCCGCCGCTACGTGTAGTGTGTTGCCCTTGTGCGTCATGCACAAGTATACCGACCACGCTCCTAGTGGGTCAGGTGGTCACGCCATGCCGCCGATCTGTACTTCGGCCCCGGTTGTTGAGTTGTGCCACAGGATGCACCACCAATCGCCGCACACCTCTAATCCGTTGCCGTCGCTGCCAATCATCTCGGCAACCTCATCGACAACAGACCCGGTACACAAGCCAATCGCCAAACAACCTTTCCACTCGCTCACCCAATGGATGTACGCCAGAGCGTCGTCGCACAGCGAGTTGATGAAGTCAATGACGCGGGAGTCGTGGTCCTCGTCCCACGTAATCAGAATGCCGCGATGAACCGACACCGCCAATGGTTCTGGCCTCCGGTTTGGAAGGTGCGGTCGAAGGATGTGTACCGACGATTTCGCCGTCACAAACTCTGATAGCATTCCGTCGATCTTGACTGCTTCACGCTTTGCCATCACGCACCCCCTTGTACGCCAAGGTCGATAACGGTGAAGCCGGGAACCTCGTAGGCTGTTGGTTGCCTCGCGTCCTTCAACGCCTTCAGGATTGCCGCTCGCAGCGTTTCGTGGTTCCTGTTCTCGCTCCAGTCCCGTTGCGTACACGCCTTGTCGATGATTTCATCCACGATTTCTTCGTCAGTCACGTTCCGCTCCTTTCATTCGCACCCACACCACAGCCGCCGCGACGAGCAGCAGCAGTTCCGCGATTGCGACGTATTGCCATGTGGTCATTTCTTCCCCTTCGTTCTGATTTCCAGCACGCGGCTACCTTCCACCTTGCCGACCTTGCCGGATTCGTACCTGACCACGGCGACGACTACCGAATGATCCGCCCGCCATGCGTACGCCTCGATCAGCACCGCGTTCAGCGGGCCGTTGACGCTGTTTACGAGTACCTTGCTGTTCGGCTTCAACGCCAGAACCCGCTTGGCGTTCTGCTTGACACCTTCCAAGCGTTCAAGATGTGCCGGTAGATCCTTGTGGATGATCTGCGATTGCGGCGATGGGACGAATGACCGATCACCGCTGTAGGCTGCTATGCGTGGCATGTGCCTCCTCTGTGTGTGCCCGTGAGTGTTGCACCGCGGCGACAATCGCCATCGGTGTTGGACGTTTGACGTAGGCCATGGGGATGCCGTTTGATGAGCATATGGCCCGAAGTTCCTTGGTCGCTTGCGTTCGCAGCAGGCCGAAGATACAGACGAGCAAACCAGGCTTGAATCGCTCCACGATCGCCCGATACGTGCTGGTCCGCGTGTTGCGTTCGCTGGTCGGCACCCATTCGATTGTGGAGTGCGGGAACGCTTCGGTAAGCCGTGAGAGCTGGTCCGGCCTGCAATCCCCGCCGATGAGCAGCACGCGGCGACGGTCCATGTAGGATGCGATGGGCGGGGGGATCATGTGGCCCCTTTCTTCACTTCATCCAACGCGGCCAGCGTATCTTCCGCCGACCGCACCACGAAATACCACCCGCCCGCTTCGTTCCACTGTGCGGCCCATTCGACTTGCGATGGCTGCTGTTTGCCCTTGGCGGTCTTGACTTCAAGAGCGATTGCACGGCCCATGTACGATCCGATCAGGTCCGCCGTGCCAGCCTCCGCCCCGCGAACGAAATGCTTGCCGACCATATGGGAACCAGCCTGCACACGTACCACCATCGCCCCGCGAAGTTGGCACGCCTGACGCACGGCCTTTGTGACGGCGTTCTCAGCCTTGCCCATTGTGCGTCCTTTCGTCGTCATGCAGCATCAGTGCCTGCTCGATCCGCAGAACGATTCCAAACGCCGCGAGGATTGCGGCGACGATGATGAGTAGGTAGATCATCCCCCCGCCTTCCTCACGGCCTCTGCCGCGATTTCGTTTGCCCACACTTCGTCGCACACTTCCGCGTCCCAGTGCTTGCCTACCGCACGGTCATTGGCGTTGCTGCGGACGGATGCCGCCAGCACCTTCACCGCCGTTTGCAGTTCTATCACTTGTGCTTCAATGTCGAGAATCTTGCACATTGTTTCCATCGGTGTCATTCCTTGCTCCCTTCGTTCGCCAGATCCTTCGCAATCCGCATAACCATTTGCCGGTCGTACGACAGATCGAGTGCTTGTGCAATGTGATGCTCAAGAGGTTTTGCTGCACTTCGGCACACGCCCCGCAGCCGCCCAATCTCCCCCGCCAGTTCGTTGAGCGTGTGCCCCACGGCCTCGGGGTCTGACGTTCGTGCGAACGCGGTCCACTTCGCCAGGTTGGTTTCGTTGTCGGTCACGCCGTCCTCGCTTTCGTTCCATCGTTCCCATACTTATCGATCAGGTCGCTCGGTGCCCCAAAGTGCCCGTCATTCGCCCAAATGGTCTGTGTGTTGTTGCGGACAAGGCACTCAACGCCAGCGTCCAGCATCGCGGCTGTTGCCTCATTGACGTTGCGAACGATGTACGTGCATCGTCCATCTGCGTACTCGCGTGCCGCGTATTGCAGTTGTTGGAGATGGTGCGAGTCGATTTCAACTTTCACGCCTTGCCTCCTTCCATCGCGGCTTTCGCGGCGGATTCGGTGGAATAGCACTTCACCACGCCTCCAAACGGTTGTAGTTCTGCAATCTCGCTGTATCTGTCAGGAAACGCAGCCTTCGCGTGGCACGACATCCGACCGTGCGAAACGATGCCTTCGTCAATGTACCACGATTCAAACACGCCGCGTCCGACAACCACGCCATCCGCCGTCACCGGCAACGTCCCCAGCACCCGCCTCACTATCGGCACCTCGCCCGTGCAGTCGATGATGGAGCCGCCAGACCTCGCCTCATTGACCATGTTGGCAAACTCGTACACGCGGGCCTTGTTGTTGTCCTCGTGAACGCTCGTCACACCTTCCCGCCTCGCAGCATCCAACGCCGCGACGATGGCCTGCTTCAACGCAACCCGATCGTTTCCGATGCGGCTGTCCATCAAGATCGACTGTGCCGTCTGTTCATCCGTCATTGCCAACCTCCTTGCACGCCGCCGCGAGGGCCGCGACGAGGGATGTACCAGTTCCGTACCACGTCCACACACCACTCGATAGCTCGCGGTCATTCTCCGGCCAACCGACAAGGTTGCCAGAGACAATGACAGTTCGCTTTGATCCGTCATGCTTCCTGCTGAGCCGAGACAACATGCTGCCGACGAAGGCGGTTTCGGCTACGGATGTCAGAATCGCCGACGTTTGTTCTGTGTCAACGAACCAACCGTCCTCCCATTCAAGTTCCGGCCACGCCTCCCGCGGCACATCACGCACGATTTCGTATAGGTCAGTTGCCGTCATCGTTCACCGTCCTTTCAATCCCCACCACATCATCAATCCGTGCATTGGCACGGCAACGTGTCATCCTCAACCGCATCGTCGTACAACTGCCCCTGCACAGTGATCTGCGTGAGCATCTGCCGATACGTCGGGCGGTCGATTCTGAACGGCATCCCTTTGCGTTCCTCTTGTTCCGCCCACCAAAGAGCCGCGTCCGGATTTGCTCTCGCAATCTTCTCCAGTTTTGCACGCGACTTGAGGAAGCACATATCGCAGTTGCCGAACGTGTTGTCTCCTCCGGGCAACATCAGATCAAACGGATGCTGTTGCCAAAAGTGAAGTACGTCGTCAATGGTGTGACCGGCCTTTGCCATTGGCGTTCTTGCCGTCACGCTCTTGTTGATCGTTCCGACGTTTGCCACCCGTCGCGGCTCATCAGCACGTAAGCCAAGCACCGCGTCATACTCATCAAATCCGCCCGACTTTGCCCACTGGTGCGCCGTCCAGATCTTTAACTGCTTCGTGCAGTTTCGAGCAATCGGGTTCGGAAGCACCTTCATCGAGTCAATCAGCATTGCAAACGGCTCCCCGTTCCTGCTGGCTCCGCAGTAGTCCACCACCTTGAATCCCTTGACACCATCAATGAATGTGAACTCAAGCCAGGTGATCGGTACGGCCCAACGCTCCGACATCTCCTTGAGAAATGCCAGCGTTGCTTCATGTTCCTTGCCGGTGTTCTGGAACACCGCACGCACATCGTCAGGGAGCGTTCCTCCATGCGCGTCAAGAATCTTCCGCAGCATGAATCCGCTGGTTCGACCTCCGCTCACCTGAATGAGTGCTGGACCTTCGATGAAATACGGGTTGTTCATAATCCCCACCACACCCGGCAGGATGGGATGGGTTTGTGATAGGTGGGCTGAATGCTGAACTCGGTCTTGCGTGATGGTCTTTGTCAATGTCCCGCACAGGGGTATTTGAGAGTGTCCATCAGGTTGGCAGTGCCGGTTCGCTACTCCAACATCACTGCATCCAGCCCACTTTGTTCAAACCGCGTGCGTTCCTTCAACGCCTCGCCTGCTCCAACGCCGCGACGATGGCGGACCGCAGCACGGACGGATCGTTGCCCATCTGCAACTCGTCTGCGTTCATTGCCGCCGTGAGGATCTGTGCCACCGTTTCATTGTCACTTGTCATTG